CTTCCTTGGAGAGACAAAGCCCGCTGAGTACATCACGGTTTACGAGATCAGATACTGGACCAGAGGAAAGAACGGATTACGAAGGCGATGCCTTTGGATGACACGTAGGCAAGAGGGTCTTGAGCCAAAGGACACCGTGCTTCGGCATATTGATGATCCGTTGCTAATGCGTGGATACCCATATCAACAGCTTCAGTACGTTCATGTTCCTGGAATGATGTACGCACCAAAGACTGCTGACCTGGCGTGCATACGACCCATAGCCGACAGGCTTAACCAGGAATGGAGCCATCTCTTAAAGCACCACAAGATATCCTCTAGAAGGAAGTGGGTCGCTCTACCTGGAGCGCTTGAAGATGGAAGCCTTGCTGGGCTCCTTGAGTCTGACAACGACATGGAGGTCGCTGAGATACCAGCCAACATTGGCGATATTAGGCAGGCAATCATGCTGCTTCCAGAAGCTCCACCTCCAAGCACAACGCCAATGGTGCTCCAGGGTCTTCAGAGAATGATGTATGAGATCAGCGGGGTTGATGTCTACATGCGAGGTGGCGTGGGAAGAAAGGGGACAACAGCTACAGAGGTTGCCGTCTCCTCACAGCTAAGCCAAAACCGAGCAGGAACGAGGCTCGACATAACCGAGCGGTTCATAGAAGGCATTGGCCGACAGGTGCTATCGATCATCAGACAATACTGGGACGACCCAAGGTACCTTCGAATAGCTGGCCCATCTGGAGAGGACGACTTCATATCGTTCTCATCTGGAGACATATCTGGAATGTTTGATGTCAGAATTGAGGCTGGCTCCACCCTCGGCAAAGATCCTGCTAGCGAGCAGCAAGCCTTTATGGGCCTTCTCAACACAATCCAGGCAACCATTGGATCGCTTATACCGCTTGTTCAGGGTGGTCTTGCGTCTCCAGACACAATTAAAAACTTTGTAGATAAGGCCTTCGCAATCTGGCAAGCTGACAAGCGTATGCTCATGGAGCCGATGGCAGCACTGCAAGCCGCTGCAATGCCCCAAGGAGCAGCCACTCCAGCAGACGTTGGTCAAGGTCGGGGAATGGGTGGACAGGGAGAAGCGCTCTCTGGCCCCCCAGGAGCCGAACAAAGCCCAGGCGGGGCTACCAGCGGAACAGGTGGAGCGGCAGATCTGCAAACACTTATGTCTAGAGTAAGAGGAGCCTAATGCCTTTCTATCCAATGCGCTGCACGTTCTCTTCGTGCGGCCTTGAGTTTGAACACTTTACTAAGCCTGATCTTTACGACATCTCAAAGAGAGATGGTTTCAAGGATGTCAGGTGCTCATACTGCGGAAGCTTTGGAAGCGCGGAGCGCTGCTACCCAAGAGATTCAGCACCAGCAAACCTTACGGTAAAGGGAACATGGGGCAAGCACGCAAGCCCTGGCTTAAAGGGCAAAGAGTTCTACACAAAGCAAGAGCGTGATCGTCAGCTTGCTTCTGTCGGTGGAACCGTCGCCGATGACGGTGACAACCCACATCCCAAAAAGGGTGGCAGCGAAACGAAGACCTTTAAGGTCGGCAAGAACGGAAAGATTGTTGAAGAGCGGAAGCCGTCTGATCTGCTGAAGGAATATGGCGAGGAAAACGATGGAGTCATCGACTTCGCTGGGCTTGCTGAGAAGACCGGCCTGCCAACAAGAAAGCTTCAGGGAGCCGTGATGGGGGCGATAAGAGGGGGATGGCTTGAGAAGACAGACCTCTATAGAACCTACCGTCTTCTCTGACTTGCCATCATCTTGCTCTTAAACTTCTTGGACCAATCTTCGTATTGATCCCACTCATCGTGAGACCACTCGTTGTGGTTTCCTGATGCCGCCTGGACCGGGTCGGATCTGACCTCTGACCCGCTTCCTGGGCAGTAATGAGCGACGGCGTTTGCGATCATCATTGATACGCAGGCGTCGTCGTTCTTGCCTGCCGGTGCAGACATCTTTGCGTCAGAGTCTTGGCCATCTGGATTCCTCTTTATGACACTTCTGTAGGCACCCATCTCAGCAAGAACAAGCTGGGACCTGATCTTTATGTAGTCATCCTTCAGAGCTTTTTGCATTAGACCGACCATTGCTGGCTTTGTCTTTCTATTGGTGTCCCATCCAAGAGTTTGTGTTGGGCCGGTAAGGCTATCGACTGTCTTGCGGCGATACATGTTCCAGTACTTTGTCTGGTTAAGCATCGCTATGAGTCCAGCGCCAAGACCAGACGCTTCTGGGGCTAAGACCCCATTGTTGTAGAAGATCGATATCATCAACGCTGTCTCTGCGAGGATGTCGAGATCTACCTTTCCGCGCCACTCTGCGACCTGCTCCATACTTGCTATATCAACGACAGATATATGGTCCCAGTCTCTCGATGTTGGCCCCTTGCTAACATCCGCTGATATCACGTACCTGCGCTTTGATTCCGGCTTTTTCCATATAGAAAATCTACCGCTGCCTGGAAGAGACTCTTGTATCTCTGGCTTGTAGCTGGAGAAGATCCTGGCCCTGCCACCCTCAAGCCCAGAGCCATCTACTATCTCATACCAACCATGCTCTGGAGAGTCGTTGGTCTCAAGGGTCCTAACCTTCTTTCCACATATCGTGCAGTCACAACCGTGGGCTCTAACCTGATCCCATATCTTCTCCTGATCGAAGACAGGGCTTCCAGAGGCGGCAAAGGCTTCGTGGTCTGTGCTTGGATACTCCTGGTGGAAGCGCTCAAGAGAGCCACCACACTTGCTAACCAGGGTTTCCCTGCGCCACTGGAGGTTCTCCAGCGATATCCAGTCACCAAACTTCTCTATAAGCTCCTTCTCCGCTCCATCGAGATTCTCTCTGAACTCTTCTTCGTCTACGGAAAGAGGCCTAGCGTACTCCTCCATGAGGAACCACGGAGTGAACAGCGCGTACCATGTGGAATCGGGATGCCCTGGATGCTTTCTCTTAAGCTCCATCCATGGGGGTATTTCATCCCACCAAACATTCGCAGCTAGATACTGAGTGTGATGGAAGTCTCCAGCGCCATTACAGGTGGACTCTGAGTAAATCATTGTCCCAGGCTCATCGGGGACAGCCTGTAGCGTTGCTAGGAAGAAGTCTTCGGGCCTCTTGTAGAAGGCAACCTCAGAGCAATGAACCTGCCGCGCAGTAAAACCACGAGCATCGTCAACACTCTTTGCCGTCATAACTATGAACCTGGATCGAAGCCCAGCAGCACCCTGAGGGGCTCTGAAGTCTAGCTCGTATACATTGTTGTAACGAGTCATCGGTCTCAGGTTCGGTGGCAGGTAGTCGTAGAAGACTTTGCACTTAGTGAAGATTGCTCTAACAGATGGCTCTGTGTGAGCGGCAACCAGAGCAACTTCATCCTGGTTCGTTATCGACTTCCAGAACATCCTTCCCTGAACATGGGTAGAACAGCCTAGCTGCCGAGCCTTTGCCTCCCATATGCGAACAGGAACCCCAGCCTTCTCCATCTCAGAGATAAGCCCCTCTCTGAGAAGCTGGCTCTTGTTGAGTTCAAACTTCTTAAACTCTCCAGACTTTGTCTGTATGTGGAGATGGTTCTCCGCAAAAGATATGAAGTCATCGTGCTCGCCAGAGGTTAAAACCTCCGCTGCCTCATCAACCTTGTTAGCTTTTGCCATGGCTATGTCATGTGCTTTCTCATGCGGTTGCTAGGTGGGGGAAGCTCTTTGTTCTTAAACTTCTTTTCAAGAACTTCTCGCCAGTGATCAATGTCCTCCATCAGAGACGGGACATCGTCCTCATGAAGCATCCTGCAATTCCATATCGTGTCTTTAAGAATCATGTGCGGGTAGATAACCCAGGCTACCTTCATTTTTCCGGCTACAGCATCTAAAAGCCTTTTGGCCTCATATCTGCCGACGCCGATGGCTTCCCCTACAAACCTTGGAGCCATGTATCCAGACTCGTTTGCAGTCTTAAATGCCCGCTTCGCGTTCGTGTCTTCGAAGATATCGGAGCCTGGGTAGATCGGTGGCCCTACATGCCAGCTTCCGTCAGCGCCAAACCACTTGCGCCACTTACGCCTAGTGAGAGCAGCGTGTCTCCACTGCTCCATCTCCCAACCGTAGCGACCCCTGTCGTCCTTAAACTTCGGGACAACATCGTTTGTCTGTATTGCCCCTCGACCCTTTCTTCCTACTGAAGATGGCCGATAGTCAACGGAGTCGTCTGCGGCTGTACGCCACGAATTAACCCCGCCAACTCTTTTGTTCCTAGCCAATCTTCACAAACCGATCCGGCCCTTCGCATCGCCAAGCCCTTCTCTCATTGGATCTAAGGCGGCGGAACTCGTTCATGGTAAGGACTTCTTCAACAGCGGGGGCCTCAACTGGCGCTGCAACTTCAACGACAGGCTCTTCGGATGCCTCTGTCTTTACGGCGTCAATCTTCTTGCCAATCTCTGCGATCAAAGAAGACCTGTGCTTGTTGTCTATTTCCAACTCAAGCGTCTCTTCAAGCTCTTCAAGAGAAAGGCCATCAAGTTCTTTGACTGCATTTTTAACGCTATAGTTGGTAGGGTCGAATGACATCAGGTTCTCCATATAGGTTGCTTGTATGGCTTACACCAAAAATGAATCAAATGCCAAACGAAGGCTAGGAGCTATCCGTGAAAAAACCTAACGTTAAAGCCCTTGTTGGAAAACAATCCAAGGCAAAAAAGATTACGTACAAGGGTGGGGCATCAAAGAAGAACACCCCACAGTCAAGGCGCAGAAAGATGGCTAGTGCTTACGGGTCTTGGTCAAAGGGTGGACACTAATGGCCTACAAAAAAGCTTTGTCCTCGGGGGGCTACAGGGAAGCCCTCGCAAGAGCGGTTAAACGCGCCGGTGTGTCTGGTGCAAATAAGCCCAAAAGAACCCCAGGGCATCCAAAGAAAAGCCACGTAGTTGTCGCTACAAAGGATGGCAAGATAAAAACAATCCGGTTTGGCCAGCAGGGAGTTAAGGGCGCGGGTAAAAACCCGAAGAGCGCGAAAGACAAGGCCCGCAAAAAGTCTTACTACGCTCGGCATGACGCTCAAGACCCTGAACCCGACAAGTTTTCTGCTCGCTACTGGTCGCATAAGGTGAAGTGGTAATGCCT